TATATATTACAATTACCTTGCTTGGATCTATACCTGTTTTTGCAATTACGTCTTGTCTGTGATACTCAGAAACTGTAATGATATATTTAATCTTATCTAAAAATCTTTTATCTGTAAACAAAAGATACAGCTGTATTCCAAACTGATCTACTAGATTATGAAGCCAGATAATTATTTGTTTCTGCTCCAATATGAGCTGATTGTATTGTGTATCTAATTGTCCTGGTAAAATTAAACAGTTATAGTTTTTTAGTTGAGGTAGAAATGGGGCAACGTTTTGATGAAAGTATCTAGCCATGTACTCAGTGCCACCAAAATATTCTTCTTTGTAACAAAAAAATCTAGGATCTTGTTGTGTCATTAGTATCTAAATATCCCTACTTCCTTGCCCTGTAATTCTGCTTTTGCTATTAGTTTGGATACCGATTCTTTAGGTTTACTCATAAACGCAAAGTAATTTATGTATTCCATATTTTCTTCTACCCATGAAAAGGGAACCATGTAATATTTAATTTTTTTACCACGTGCCTTCATCCCTCTCTCCGAGAGATTAACAAACTCCATTGCCATCATATTGATTTTAACGGGGCCTACGGAATAAATGTTTAACTCTTTATCTTCTTCGCCCATGCCCGACATGGCAACACCCATAGCACGTAGAAATAGATTATAGTCTGAAAACTCTTTAGTCCCCTGAACCACCACGTTCATTCTTATCACCCCTATCTAAATTATCCAGTATAAAAAGCATTTTGTCAAGTTCATTTTGAGACATATCTGAGGTATCTATTGGCACCGCATTATCAAAATCTGGAATTCCATTTATGACATTTGCTGTATAAAAAATATTATCAACCACCCAGTATGCCTTATCTTCTTCTGTAACAAGAAGCTTTGTGGTATTCTTTTTTTGTCTTATTTGTGATTGTGTTGTTTTTTCTAACTGATCTGTTTGTCTAGAGAAGAACTTTTTTAAAAATTCATGATTGTCGCTTTGTCTGTACATGACCCTGTTTAATGGTATTTTTCTTTTAGAATCTATAAAAGAAACAATAAAAAATGACAGGATTATAGTAATAACAGCAACAAATGCGTATTCCATAAAACTATTCTTTACTCAGATTTATTTTTTGTTGTTTTTGCAGTTGATGCTTGCTGCTTATTGGATAACAGCCTGTTATATTTTATTTGCCACTGTAAATTAGAAAATTCTAATTCACCTGCTTTTTGTCTATAAAAATTAACCAACTGCTTAACTTCCTCAAGATTTAAGTCTTCCACCCTTACCCCCTAAATATTAAATGCGCTGCCTTCCCAAACCTTTTTAACTCTGTTTTTTTCTCTCTCTACAATTTTGCGAGACCAAGAAAAACCAGCGTCTCCACCCCATGCATCCCACATTATGCGACCATTTGATGGATCACTACTATTATAGAAGTCTTTGCCTTGTTTGTCAACTTCATGACGTGAAAAAAAGGAAAACATTCTTTTTACTGTAGATAAAGACATTGCTCTACCTGCAACAATATCGGTTGCACGACCCCAGCCCACTGGAGTTCCCGCACCCTTTGCTTTACCATCTGCTTTCCATTTTAAAGCACGACGTGCAGCAGCTTTCATTCCACCAGTTGGCATGTAAGATTCTTGCTTATAAATATCTCCTGCCTGCACTATTTTAGTTCTTGACATTTTTTTTAGACTCCCCGTATTTTCCAATTACTGCTTTAACTGTTCCATCTTTACGAAGACGAACAATCATTCCATCTTTAATTTGAACTGAGTTAAAACCGTCGTGTCTTACGTGTTGACCCGATGACATTTTATTTCCTAAAAGTTTTCATATCAAACAACGAACCAGACCAATCAAACTTTTTAGTTGATCTTGGATGACCACTTGGGAAAAGATCTAAATCAAATGGTTTTCTAGGAAATCTTCCTCGAAGCCCAGCCATAAAAGCATTTACTCTTCCCATGGCCCATTGCTCTGCACTTGATACGCTTCCACGAACAGAGGATGGATTAGTTCTATATGCACCAATACCGCGACGATAAACAGACCTTAAGGTGCCAACAGATATTTTCTTGTTACCTTCTTTGCCCTTATTATATGCTCGCACTAATTCGCTTAGTCTTGCCTCTATTTTTGCAGATGCTTTTTCTATATCATCTTCATCTATTGTTTTATCCATGGGCTTGGAAGAAACTCTCAAGGAACTAAACGGTTTTACAACACGTCTATCTGTCCTTGTCATCTTACCTTTTTCATCCATTGCATAAACTCTAACAACTGCTACTGGGTTGTCAGAAGATGCTTCCACGCTTTCGTTAGTTCCGGGAAGTTTAATTTTTCCTGATCTCTCTACCCTTTCAACAATTCCGTGTGCAGACTCTGTCTTGTCTGGTGGTTTAGGAACAGCAAATAGAACGTGATCTCCAACAGATATTCCCTTTGCTTTATCCATATCTTTTGCTTTTCCAACTGGAACACAGTTTGGCACCATTCTGCCATCTTTTTCTTTCATGCCACGCTGTTCATATCCAACCCAACAAGCCTTGGTCATGTTGTCCCACTTATCTTCTTCTTCATTATCAGAGTAATAAGACTTCATCGTTTCTTCTCCGTCCATGCTATGTGTTTCAATATCTACCTTTTGTGCATCTGCATACATCATGCCAATGCTATAGGCAGTTGGTTCCCAACCATTTTCTTTTTCTTCATGATACCTAACTGACATTGCAGGGTTTTCAGGAGGCATTGATCTAAGAGCATACTTGCTCCCAGGCATTCCAAGAATTCCGCCTTCAGTCATTATATGTTCTACTACGCCATGAGCAATGCCTTCGGTTGTCATGCCCATCACAAAGTCGCCTTCTTTAATATTACGATGCATACCTTTTCCAATATTGCCTTCAGAACGATTGATTGCATAAATCTGTGCTGCTGCCTCTGTACGAGTTTTATGACAGCCCATCACCTCTTTGGTGCTGTCCTTAATGGCAGGGTAACCAGAACAGCCGTATGATCCCTTAGCACCTATACTATATGGCATACTAAGATTATATCAGATTTCTCGCCTCTTTAAAAGCCTCTTTATTTCTTCTAAAGACCATCTCTGTTGTTTGGTTAGTTTGGCAAGGGCATCTGGAACAAAAGCTTTTGAGGTAAGAGTTACTCTTGGCTCATCGTCAAAAAGATTCATATCGACAAAACCAGACTCCCAAAGCTTCATTATCTCTGAGTTAACAAAGTTAAGATGATCTTTATAAAGTTCCTCGTTTATTTGTTTCATTTTTTCTGTAAATTGATATAAAGGGTTTCCATTTTCATCTACCCCTGCAATCTGCAGGCCACCTGCAAGAATCAACTTTTCAATGTCATACCTATCTTGGTTCATTTTCCAGACTTTGCTCTTGCCTTTTTTAAGACCTCAAAATCCTTAATTTTTGTTTCTCCCAAATAACCCCAAGCATACCCATCATTAATCATCTTATTATTGACAGACTCTGATTCTCCATTAACATATAGCCAGCCAAGAATTCTTCCGTACTTCTCAGAAGAGTTCATCTTCTCAGTCCTTATAACAATAGATTTTGCATCTTTTAGCTGCTTCTTTAAATAGTCTTTTGACTCAAGACCTAGTGCCTTCTCAACCTTATCTCTTGTCCTGGACTCTGGGGTATCAATTCCAGCAAGACGAACACGTGATGCAAACAAGATGTCAAACCCCAAATCAATCAGTACATCAACGGTATCTCCGTCAACTACATTTGTAACTTCTCTAACAAAATATGTGTACATTATTTAACACTTCCCACTAGTCTATTTTCATTTAACTGTTCACGCTCATCAACCACTTCAAGCATAAAGGACATCATGTTTTTATAACCGTCCGCACTATTCATAATGGACTCATAGTGATGACCACAAAACATTAAGGATCCAGTAGACCCCTTTACCAAGACATATGCCTGAGCGCTACAGCGATCACACCTGTCTGTTAATTGCAGCTTCCACTGTTTTTTTGGCTTTTCTGAACGTTGCTTAAGAATAAAACTCATAATCTAATTATATCTGCTTTCTATTATCGGTTGCATAAAATCCAGAACCAGTAAACATTACGCTTGGAGAAGAATTCCATACTCTTACCATGCTTTTGAAACAACATACTGGTTCTCTATCTTCTCCCATACCTCGTTCAAATTCAAGGACAGAGCCACAAGTATCACATTTATAATCATACTTTGGCATTGCTACTCCTTTAGTTTTATGAGCAGTTTATACACATGCTCAGGTGTCCGTACCCCTGGGCAGAAGAGAAAGGAAAAAGACTGCCCATTGGTATATTAAATTATAGCATCAATATAGTCTTTTGTCAACTATTTTGTTTTTGCAACTTTAATTGCAATTTTCTTTGGTTTCTTTTCTTCGGGAATATTTCTTTCCACAAAGATATTAAGAACACCGTCTGCCATTTCAGCACGACCAACCTCCATATACTCTCCAAGAGCAAAGGTGCGTGTGAACTTGCGAGTTGCAATTCCTTTATGAACAACCTCAGCATCCATGACTTCTACAATCTCTCCTTTGATAATTAATGTTCCATTATCTACAGAAACATCAATATCTTCTTTAGAGAACCCAGCAACAGCCAGCGATAACTGATACTTATCATCATCCAACTTTAATAAATCGTATGGTGGATATGACTTGTTATGTGCTTCATAACGATGTATATTATTAAGGCGGTCCAACTCACGGTTGAAACCAATAAAAAATGGATCCTTAAAAAGATCCAATGCAAACGAACTTACCATTTTTTTCTCCTTTTCAGCGAGTTAGTTTAGTGCACCCCCGATTGGCAGGTGCACTAACTATTATACCACTAACTTAAAATATCAACAAATAGATTTGTTTTGATTCCATTACCCTCAGCATATTTTCCAATAGACTTTAGATAATCGTATGTGGCTTGATAGCTACCCTTGTAGTTTTTTGCCCAGTATGCAGAAAACGCAGCGGTTGCAGCAGAAGTTCCTACTGCTCTACTCACTACGCTCTGATGTGTTCCCAAGACATAAAAATCTAAGTCTGGTCCTCCATTACTGTAGTTTTCAATATTTCCTCGTTCTCCTACAGACCCAATTGCAATTGCCTCTGGAGTGCAGGCAGGAGTATCTACACGAAGCGGATCATAATTATTTCCTGCTGCAAAAACTGTGCCGACTCCAAGACCCTGAAGAGAAACAATGCTGTTCTTAAGTGCCTGATTAATCGGACAGTAGTTTGCGCCAGTCTTTAATCTATGACTGCCAACAGATGCAGAAACGGCAACAATGTTAAACCTGCTCTTATTATTGATAACCCATTTTAAAGCCTCATTAACAAGATTTTCATCATAATAGCCCTGTCTGCCACTATTTGTCATTGAAACAATTCTGATAAAAACAATATTCATGTTTGGGTTTGTTTTAGAAGCAATTGAACCCATTATTGTTCCGTGCTGAAATCCATTTCTATATAATTGAGATGCAGGAAGGCTTGCTGCTCCTGGACCCTCCATAAAAGAATTTTTGTTCGGACAGCGAATTTCATATAGAATACAAACCTCATGTACAACATTTACCTTTGATGTATCAATTGCTGTATCAATAATTGCAATTGCTGGTTTTTCATTTGCCGATACCGCTGGCAAAAATGCAGCAACAAAAAGCGCTGTTAACAACCCCACTACTTTTTTCATTTTTCTCCTTATATCATTAATCTAACTACGTGCTCGCATGGGTCGCCTCCTGCTTCCCATTCTTCTAACTCTTCTTCACTCATGTATTGAATTCCACCATCATGCGTGTGACAGTATGGCTCAGTAACCCAGCCCCTGTCAATACCATTGGACAACCAGATGCCGAATTCTTGATCCTCTGGGGACAAATCTTCTTCATTCATATGATTCATATCTTTAGTATATATCTAAATACCCAAGATGTCAATAGGACCCTTACAGGTAGATGAGTGCGTAATTGCAGCACTTACCGCCTGTACGGCACGTTTCCTAGCATCTTTTTGTTTTTGTGTAGAATATAATGAACCTAATGCTAAATCTCCACCAGAACCCATTGCCAAATAATCTTGTTCGTACTGAGTTAATGACATATCTGATGCGTTATGTTCATATATTTTTCCACGCACACAAATAATCATTCCAAAATCAGATGTTGTAGATGTATCTACCCACCACTCTTCATAAAATTTACGTAAAGCCTTAAGAAACTTGCTATACATAAATTTATCAACACTGCCACGCCCTTCATATTCAGGCGGTACAAATAAATGTTTTATTCTGTCCCCGTCCATTGATCCAGCATAGCCAAACAGATAGCCTTCTTTTTTCCATACCTTGGGACTTGAACATACGCTTAGAGTATTATCATCTGAAATACCACGATCACCAGCCATCCAAATTTTATTATTTGCAACATCACGAACAACAGCGATGCAGGTCATTTCATCTCCTATTTTTCTCTTTTAGATAGTATAGCAAACTACGTATTTAAAGTCAAATACTACTTTGTAACCTTATAACCCTTTGATGTTAAAAAATCTATGGCTTCTTGTACTTTTGGACCAACCTTTTCAGGCTTTGAGGTGGAGGCTTGTGTGTTGCCAAACTTAGGTCTGCCAAACCCTACAATTGAAATAAAAATATTTTTCTTATTTTTCTTATAGGCACGAAGTTGTTTACAAACCTCTCCGCCATTTCTTTGGCTTCCCTTTTTATTTGAAGAAGTATTTCCTTCAATACACCATACCGTTCCATCACCGTTATCTTCAATAACAATACCAACATGAGATATTCTATCTACCCCGTCAGATGGAAAATCAAAGTAGGCAACATCTCCCGCATCTGGATCTGCCATGTCTCCATCAATCCAGGCGCCTGCCTTCTTAAATGCTGCTGCACCTGCAGGTGTGTATACCGTATTAGGAACTTTTACTCCTGCCTCATTTGCACACCACATAACAAATGATCCGCACCATGGTTGAAAGTTAGCCTTGGCAAACTTACCATACTTAGTTTCATTATCTTTTGGACCTTCAATAGTTCCAACTTCGCCCTTGGCTACTTCAATAAATTTTTCTGCTGTACCTTGCTCTGCCACAACTACCTCTTATCCCAGTCTGTATCTACTGGCTGCTCTTCTGGCATTGCACCGTCTGGCTTTTTAGCAAGTCTTGCTCTAACTTCGTCAAGTTCTGCATCCAACTTGTCCTCTGCCATTCTAATTTCTGAATCTACTTTTTTATTATCCATCTGTGCTTGCATAATATCTTTGGCACCAGAATTACCAATAAGAAGTCCCGCTAGTGTTCCTGTAATAAATGTTGCTACGCTTCCCAACACATTAAAAAACATCTTATCATTTTCTGACTGACCAGTAACTGGTTGTGTAACAAATATCAAAGCATACATTATGCCTACTGATGTTATAAACAGAATTGAACCCAATGTGATACCTAAAACAAATTTAAGTCTTGCATCCAAATCTTGAGGTGTTAACCTATTTTTAGCCATTGCTCTCTTCCTTCTTTATGTCTGTTAAATCTTCTGGACATGCCCCATTAGCCGTGCAGATTGGTGGCTTACATTCAGCCTTTTCCCAATTTAATGGATCTTGACAGGGGTAGCGATAATGACCATCACCACAGCCCACAAGCAAGAATCCAAGAAAAACAGTTAGGATTATTTTTACCATAACTACCATTATAGCAGTTATTCTTCTTTTTCCTCACGAAGGGGTATTGTAATAAGCCACAAAATAGTAGCCAAAATAGTAGCAATTCCTACTATTTGTTGAGCGGTACCAGTTAGGGTAAGCCAAGCAATAAAAAATCCCAATAGGGTCCAAACCTGGGCTATGCTTTCTTTTACTGCCTTACCAAACCATGATACAAGGCCTTTTAAAGCCTTTAAGCCTAGTTTTAAGACCTTTTTAAGCGTTACCCATATCTTTGACATCACAGGACTTAATTTCTCAAGCCATGGTTTAAGGTTAGGCTTTGGTATTTTTGGTAGTGTTATTTTGGGAACACTAAGCTTTACCTTGGGTAGTTTAACCTTTACCTTGAGAATGTTTGATAAGATAGTTTTTAGTTTATCCATACCCACATTATACCCTCCTTAACGACATAACTGAGCTAACAATATTAGAAACTAAGATTACGGGAACTATTACCTCTTGAGCTTTTTCTCTCTGATCGTCTGTCATATCTTTACCCCATTGTGATGGGTCAGATAATGCTTCTAAATCTACCGTCGTCAAAACTGCAAGGGGATCTGATAAAAATAATTCTGCAGCAGCCTCAGTAATAGCATCTGCAATTGTGTATGGCATAGGAGCATCTGTATTAGCCTCTGCCTTTTCAGCAAATGTTACGATAGCAGCAGCGACTGCTGGATTGGATTGTGCTGATTGTGCAAGTATTGCTATTTCATCGGTTTTAACTCCAAGACTTTGTGCTACCTCTACTTTTGCTTCCGTAGATAAAGCAGCCAAAGTTTGTCCAACAGCAGACATCTGTTCTGCAGTTAACTTAACAACAGTGTTGTCCTTGCTTGTAAGGTTTGCTATTACTCGTGAAAGATCTTCCGATGTACCCTGACCTTTTTCTGGAATCAATTCTTTTATGTTATCATTGTCTGGTGATGGCTCTGGAGAAGGTTCAGCAGGAGTTGGCTCTGGTTCAGGAGTTGGCTCTGGTTCAGGAGTTGGCTCTGGATCTATATCCGATGGCTGAGGTGAGGGCTCTGGTGAGGGCTCAGGAGTGGGCTCTGGTTCAGGGGTTGGAGTTGGCTTTGCCTCTTCGGTTATTTCAGGCTTTGGAGTTGGAGTGGGGTCGACTGGTTTTGTTTGCTCAGGCGATGGCTCAGGAGTAGGTTCTGATGAAGGATTTTTTGTGGGTTCTGGCGTTGGTGTTGGGTCTATATTTTTTGTTGGGCTTGGGTCTGGTGTTGGTGTTGGTTGATTCGCTGCTGCATTTGCTGCTGCTTGCGCTATAGCAGCATTTAATTCTCTTTGTATTTGTTCAAAATAATAATCCCAAGCATCATCAATTGCATCTTCCATATCTATAATAGATTGATTGTATTCTGTTGTAGCATTATTTTTAGCAGTTAAAGCGTTTGCCGTATTTGCAACGGCGGTGTTGTGTGCAGTTGTCTTAGTTGCTAGTGTTTGATTGTATGTGGTTAAAGTAGAATCAGCAGAATTATATGTTTGAT